AACCTCAACAAGACGAAGCTGGTGGCCCTATAGAATCTCTTATAGGAGGCACTAAACGTTTTGCATCTTCAATAAGAACAGCACTAGATTTAGGCGATACTGCTGAAGACGCTACTTTAGAAGGTATAAAACGTCAAGAAGGAATTAAAGAACGTCCTGGCTTTAGTATGGAAGATATTAAACGTGCTTATAAAGATGAAGGTTTAATGTCAGCAATAGGAGAAACCGCTTCACAAATACCTGGTACTGTAGCTGAACAAGCTCCTTTATTAGGTACTATTTATGCAGGGGGTAAAGCAGGTTTTGCCCTTACTCCACCAATAGGTCCTTATGCAAAACCAATAGGTGGTCTTATAGGTTCTATGGCAGCTCCATTCTTAAGTATGATGGGCAACAATATGGAGCGTAGAGCTCAAGAACAAATAGCTAGAGGAGAACCTGTTGATATTAATAGAGCAGAGGCGGCTGCATTTGCTGCTGGTCAGGTTATTATGGAAAGAATAGGATTAGCATATTCTGGAATAACTAAAGTATTAGGTGTTGATAAACTTGGAGCTGAGTTAACCAAGAAAATGGGTAAAGAAGCTGTTAAAGAGCTTACTAAGAAAAATATGGGTTTAGCCATAGCTGGAGGAACATCAAAATATTTATTATCTGAATTACCAACTGAAGTTGGCCAACAAGCACTAGAAAGAGTTTATGCAGGACTAGATGCTTTTGATGAAGACGCTATGAATGAGTATGGCGAAACTATGGCTCAAGTAGCTTTAACAGGTCCAATAGGTTCTGTTACTGGGTATGTTGGTGAAAGACAAAACAGAAGAACAATAAAAGATTTAGAAGAGTTAGAAAAAACTAACTTAGCTACTATTCGAGCAGATGCTGAGAAAAGATTAAGAGAAAAAACATTAGAAGTAGAAAAGCAACAATCTATAGAAGCAACTGGTAATTTATTAAATGAAGTACTTAATGTGTCTAATTTTGGGTTAGATTATTTTCAAGATACTAGTGATATATTAAAACAAATTTCTCCTTTTGAATCTAGAATTGATGAACTAAGAATTAAAGCAGAAACAGCAATTGAAAACGGAGATATAAAAGCTGCTAATGAATATATAAATCAAATTCAAAATTTTAATGACAAAATAACATTAAAAATTGACAAATTTAAAGATTTAAAAATAGAAGATATACAAAAACAAACTAAAAAAGCTATTAAAGGTAGAGAGTTTATTGCTAACGAATTACAACAAATAGCTGATATAAAAGCTGAATCTAATTTTGAAAACAAAACACCTGGGTTATTAACTGATAATGTATTAAGACATTTTTTAGGTTTACAAAGAAGATCAAATACTTATAAAAATGCATTGGGTTTAGACTTAAATAATCCTAATAATTTTAAAAAGTTTAAAAAACTGTTAGATGATAATCAACCAAACATTAACCAAGAGGCTTACGATCAGTATATAATAAAACTAACGGACTATCTGGAGAAGCAAAATGCTGGAAAACAAATACCCATCGCATATACTAGAGAACGCGATGAAATACTTAGTAGATCCAAACCAAAAACCACTACCAGAAGTAGCAGAGATGACGGAACTGGAATTACTGGGGATACAACTCCTACTGGACGCCCTGCTGGACGAAAAAGCGTTGAATATACTCCATTAAATGCTAGCCAAGATACAATAACTCAAACTATTGAAACTCTAAATAACGAGATACAACAAACAAGCGATCTAGAAGAAATATCAGAAACTGGAAACCAGTTACAAAATCTTGATAAGCTAAAGACTAAACTAGATAAAGCTAAAACAAAACTAGCTCCTAAAAATTTAACTAAAGATGAAAAAAGCACACTAAAAACATTTTTAGGTGAGTTTGTTGAAAACACATTTAGAAACCAACAATCCCTCCAAGACCCTAATGTAAGAGCTCAATATAAAGGCGCATTAGATACTATAAGAGACTTAGATAAACAGTCTCCTTTTAAAGATACAAAGTATGATGTGCAAGAAGAAGTAGCACCTGAAACTGAAGTTGAAACAGTTCCTGAAACAGCTCCTGAAACAGCTCCTGAAACTAAACCAAAGTTAATACATGATGTAATTGAATCATCTTTATGGAAAGCTAGCTTAGATGCTGAAGATTTAAAAAATCCAAACTTTAAAACAGTTGATAACTATTTAAAATATATAGATGAAATATTAGCAGAACTTCTACCTCTAAAGAAAAGAGTAGAAAATCAAAAAAGACCTAGAATAGCTGTAATGGATCAAATATATAAACTACAAGATCAGATAAGTTTTTATCATGGCTCTATAGCAAGAGCAGCGGGTGATCCTTATCAATTACCTCAAACAAAACTAGGGGATTTGATAGGCGAATTAGTACGAAATCCTAGTAAAGAAGGGAGACAAAAACTACAAGAGCATATAAATGAGCTTAAAAAACGTTCAGGCCCTGCTACAGATGAGTATCAAGAGTATTCAAACAAAGAAGCTCAACCAGACATAATACAAGAAGTAGTTAAGCAAAAAAATTTACGTAGTGCGCTACAAACATTAAAAAATAAATTTAGTAATAGACTAAACAAAGCACAAGCTGCTTTAGTAGATAGACTACTACAGGTTCCTGGAATGAATACCACATCTCTACGATCAGATACGTTTGAAGAAAAACCAACAAACAAACCTAAAGGTGCTTATAGCTATAGAGTTAACAGTGTTCGTTTGCATCCTGATACAGCAAACACAGTTACAGTGCTTCACGAAGCTATCCACGCAGCTACTGTTAGCGAAATAAACAAACATTTAACTGAGTCAGATAAAGTTATTAATAACTCTAAGCTAGGACAACAGTTATTAAATATGTTTAACGCAGCTAAAGATGTTGACACTGATGGTCAATTTAAACAACCTTTTAAAGACGTTAGAGAATTTGTAGCTTATGGACTAACTGATGAAGATTTTCAAAAGTTTTTGTCTGGCGTAAGATCATATAACGCTCAGGAGTCACGTATATCTAATCTATGGAATGACTTCGTTAACTTTGTTAAAGAGGTATTAGGATTAGGAGATATATCAAATACTGTTCTAAACGATTTATTAATCGTGTCTGATGACTTATTACAAGGTCCAAATGGCGCGATTGTAGGTAAAAGAGAAGGTACATATTTCCAAGAAGGTGAAACAGAAAATTCTTTAGATGCGCCAAAAAGAAATAGCACTGGTTTTTTCCAAGGTATGCTAAATAAAATAACTAATCCTGATGTACCTAAAGATAGTATAGGAGATTTATACTTAAAAGCTAGAGTCAAAGTTGCTAACTTTTATGCTAAACCTCAAGAAGCTTTAATGGATGAGTTTAACGGAGCAGTTACACTAGATCAACAAATACGTGCAGACTTGTATTTAGATCAAGCTTTACATAGTAATGCAATAGCAGCTCAAGCTGCAGAAGTAGGAAAAGTTATATTTAATGATAACGGTTTTGGGGAAGTTGTAGAAGACGATAATAACTTTAATACTATTTTTAATGCTATAAATAATCTATCTAAAACTTTTGGTCCTGAAGAAGCTAGAATAATTGTTCAAAGATACTTAGCTGCTAAAGCATTCTTAGGCAGGCAAGGGCTTAAAAATGAATTAGAAAGAAAAATGAATGATTTGACAGAAGAAGCTGAATACTTAATCAAAAACCAAAAAAATGAACCTGATGCTAAACGTAGAGCTAGAGCTGCTAAACGTAAAGCAGCAGAACTAGATAAACAAATTACTAATTTAAAAATTACTGATCAACAGTTAATGGACTCTGAAGAAGCTGTTAATGAATATTCTGATTTGCCAGAAATAAAAGCTATTGAAAATGTTGTATACAATATAAATTTAAACCATATAGATTTAATGCAACAATCTGGACTTATAACAGATAGTAAAGCTCTTGAGTATAAAAACACAGCTGAATGGTATGTTCCTTTGTTTAGAGATGTAGATCCTACTGAGTCTGCAACAAAAGAATATTTTAGAGGTTTTGCAGATTTAGGTAATGAATTTGAGTTTAGAGGTTCAGAAAAACAAGTATTAGATATATTAGATAATATGATTAAAAAGCATTTTTGGATTGTAAATGCTTCTATGAGAAACAATGCTAACCGTAAAAATGCAAACGCATTAGCTGCTAGAGATGAAGATGGAGACTTAATAACATACTCTTCTCAATCTGCAGCACCACAAAACATACAAGAAAATTTAGCTAAGGTGTTTATAGACGGTAAAGAAGTATGGGTTGAATATGATGATCCATATTTTGCATTTGCTATTGAAGGTTCTGAAGTTCCTATAGATGACTTTGGTAGATACATGTCAGCGTTTTCTAAAACTTTACGTTTAGGTGTTACATCTAACCCTATATTCCAAGCATATCAAGTTTTTAATGACGCTATAGGTTCTGCTTTGTTTTCTGGTGTAAAACGTCCTTTCCGTCTTGCATTAAAAGTTTTAAACAGCTATAGAGTAGCAACTATGGATGACTCTGATCCTGTGTTAAGAAGAATGAAAAATTTAGGTATTGTAGGTGGGTTCTATGGTTATGATACAAAAGACCCTTTAAAAAATTTAAGAGTTAAATATAAATTAGAAGATGATAGTAAAATTAAAAAGTTAGTTAGAGCTACTGATGCATGGGCAGCTAACTCTGATGTTGCTCAACGTAGAGCCTTGTTTGAAGAAACACTATTAGAAACAGGTGGTGTTAAAAACGAAGATGGTTCTATAACAGGTGGTAATGAAATACTTGCTATGAACAGAGCAACAAATATTATTAACTGGCAAAGAAGAGGGCAAAGCGGTAAAGTAAGATGGTTTGTACATTTAATACCTTTTGCTAATGCATACATACAAGGTGCTGATGTTCTTATACAAGCTGCTAGAGGTAAAAATATTGCTGGTGTAGAAAAAGCTGCTGCTAAAAAACTATTCTTTAAAACAGCTGTAAATGCCATGATGCTAAACTTTTTATACAGAATGGCAATTGGTGCTTTTGATGATGACGAAGAGTATGCATCTATGGACGATAGACAAAAACTTAGATCATACATGATACCAGGCACTGGGTTTAAGTTACCAATTAGGGCTGAATTAGCACTAATAACTAAAATGATTCCTGAATTAGGATATAACATTTATGCTAATGAAGGCACTGTAAACGAATATGATGCTACTAAAATAATGAATATAATAGGCAGATCATTTGCTGATGCTGCTATGGGACCAAATATGGTACCACAAGCTCTACGACCAGCAATGGAAGCGGTTTTTAATTATGACTTTTTTACTGATAGACCTATTGTTGGATTAGGTTATCAAAATCAAGAAGTATCAAGGCAGTTTACTCCTTATACTTCTGAAATGGGTAAGATAGCTGGTAAGACAGGGCTTATTTCTCCATTAAAATTTGATCATTTAATAAGAGGTTATTTTGGTACTATGGGTAGTATGGCCTTATATATGTTTGATAGTATGGCCACTACCTTATTTGATGTTAAACGTCCTCCATTACCCTTAGATAGAATTCCAATAATATCTCCTTTATTTTACTCTCCTGTAGGTAGAGATAGACTAAATGACTTTTATGAACTAAAACAAATGTCAGATGTAATGACTAATACGTTTAATGATATGGTTGAAAAAGGAGACTACAAAGCACTTGAAAAATTAACAGACAATGATAAAAAACTTATAGGCGTAAGAGATCAAGTCTTATTTTATAACAGGATGCTTAAAGACATTAGAGATAGAAGAAAAGAAGTTATTAATGGAAACATACCAGAAAAGAAAAAAATGCAAGCATTAGAAAGACTGCAAAAAGAAGAATATAATGCTTTAGCTGGTATATCTAGAGTAAGGCAAAGAGCAGGGCTATAGGCGCCAAACTCTTATACCTTGTATATCGTTTTCTATAACAACTTTAAATACACAATCAAACTCTAGCCTTTTACTTTCTTTTTCTATAGCCTTTTGAGCAGCTGAAATATCAACAGCAGGTATAAATATAGAAGTACCTGGCTTAAAGTTAGGCCAATCTATTTGATAATCTGTCCCGTTAGTTAACATTTCTAGGCATATCCAATTCTAAATTAGTGTGTTGTAGCTCCTCAAAGTTTGTAGTATCTATCCAAATACATCTTACTCCAGGACCACTTATGTCTAATCCTTTGTGTAGTGTTTTTGGGTGACTAGTTCTTTTTATAGCTTTTTGATCTTTTAACCCTTTAACAAAATCTGTATATTCTACTTCTCTTCCTTTTAAATATTCTCTCATTATTGCTACCGGTATGTAAATAGTATGTGTATCTGGTTCTACACGTACTTTTAAACCTAATGTTGGTTTAAGTAATGGGGCTTCTTGTAAACCTGTTCTATTATCGGCAGCATCATTAATAACAAGTGTTGAACTTCTATTTTCTAGTAAGAAGTTACCAAGTGTTTCTACAGCATCAAAGTCTCTTGCTTTTACCTCTTTTTTATTATCTTTATATTCTTTAGCTATACGTTCATATACTGGTTGTATTGGTATATTATGTATGCCAAGCTTTTTCGCTATAGTAGCGCCTAAAAACACTGCTGTAAATAGTATTGAATACTTTCTATCTATGCCTGGTATTTTAAATTCTTTGTCTATTTTCTTTTGTAAACTATCTAAACTATGTTTTATTACATCAACATTTTGAATAAGGTATTGAGCATACTGTTCTCCAGCATGTCCATAGTTATCTAAAAACAAACTAGTATATTCATCAGCTTCTTCTTTAGAATATATAGTATCCATCTCTATTAGTATTTGAAAGAACCTAGCCATATCACCACTAGCTTTTGCTCGTTTAGATAGAGTAACAGTTCTAAAATCAGTATTACTTGAGACAACACAGATTAAATTAAATGTTGTATCGTTTGTACGTTCTTTGTTTGCCCCGCCGCTTCCTAATCTATTTTTACCTCGTCCTGTTGCAACAAACTTTAAAAACTCGTGTAGCGAATCAGGGTGCAGATTAGTCATCTCATCAACTGTGGTAGGTAAGTTATTCATATACCCAAACCTATTAACAATAGAGTTTTCTGTATCACCCCATAAATTTATTAATTTTGCCCCTATGTCTGGGTTACCTATTACGCTTGTTATAGCTTGTAATACAGATGTTTTACCTTGTCCTGACTCAGGGTTATATAAATTAACGACAGCAGACTTGTCTTTTTGTTTAAAGAAAGGCATTAAAAAAGATCCAAATGCACAGAAAAAAGCAAAAGCTCGTAGCTCCATACCAGGTTTTTCATACATAGAAATACCTTTTTTCCATAAATCATAACTACCTTTTTTAACTAGTGTATGATTAAATTCTTTAGTAGATTCTGATATTGGAACATATTTTATACCAAAAGCACTTATCTCTCTGTTACCTAGTAATATTCTATTTTTTACATCTCCTAAATTCCAACCATATTGTTTGTACATTTCTGATGCACGTTTGTTCTTTTGTTGGGCTCTTATGCATACAATTATATATTCAATAATTTGACTTAATTGTTTAGGGTTAGCTACTATACCTGCGTCAACTAATATCTGTCTTGCTTTGTCTACAGCTAATAGATCAGAAGTTCTAGCTATAAATTCTCTAACTCCATCATTAGGTAGATGTAATTTAAACCATGCACTTTCACCAACAGAAGAATCATGTAGTCTTTCAACTAAATAAAAATCAAATTCATAAACAAGAAAACCATCTTCGTCTTCATCATCTATTGTTTTGTATACACCACCATTTTTACCTCTAAAATAAGGATATGGTAAGTCAGGTATGTGATATATTACTTTTTCTCCTAACTCTTCACTAACAGCTTCTATGGCGTTGTCTGCGCCCTTTGCTTTAGCAATCACTCTACCTAGTTGTATTGGTGAAGTTATCTGACCTTTGTGTTTGCAGCCTTTACAGCCGTCAGGTCTTTGTGATTCAAACTGTTTGCATGAATGTGGGCCTGGTATTTGTTCAACTTTATCAATAGTTGTTTGATAGTTGTAGTCAGGATGAAACTTTGATATTACATGTATAGCTACATCTTTGTCTTCACAAAACCCTGCAATAGATAAACCTGATCTCCACAAAGGTTCTTCTATCTTAGATTGATGTGTCATTATATATTCTAGTTGAGAGCAACCATCTTTACGTTGTATACGCTCTACTATTTTTCTAAACTTAGAAGAATGATTACCAAGTATTGCTTTTGTTGCTGGGTCTAAATCACGTCTAGGTTTCTTTTTTGTTACAACATCAATAGGTATTAAGTCAACTAGATCTTCAAATGGTGTAGGTGAGCCTTCGTTTAATATAACAACGTTTTTAGGGTTTTTTATATCTTTAAAGTTTTTAGTTCCTGGAACTCTTAATATCCTAGACACATCAGCTGTGCAACTATGGTCCGCATGTAGTTTATGTTTAATGCACAAAAACTTAAAACCATCTGCTACAGGTTTCCACACATCTTTTGCAACAGCTTCTGTAAAAGTCCAGTAACAATGCACACCATTACCAGAATCAACTATGTAAGGTTCAGGTAGCTTAGTTTCGTCTGTAAAAGCACGTAAAGCTTTTAAAGCATCGTCCTTAGTTTTATAGTCTTTCCACTTTCGCTTCTTTTCATCAAACCCACAATCTATATCTAACCACAAACATTTTTGTTCTTTAGCGTTAGTTCCTTGTCTATTTTCATTAGTTAACCAAGTTGACATCGTAAAATACACATCTTGGTAATCTCTAATAAACTTATTAATGACTTCGTTAACTTTGTCTAAAGAATCAACAAATTTAGGTTGAACTATATTTTGTTGGTCTTTACCGACTATGCAGTAGTATCCTGTGTCGGGTAGAACATTTTTTAAAAAATCTAATGATCGCATTGCCCTCTCGCTATAGTTCGTTTATTTCTCGCATTATTGATTTAATAAGCTCTTCTTTGCTTTTTGCAGGTTTAGATTTGCCTGTAAACCAATCATATATGCCCTGTCTAGACATGCTTAGCTTTTCTGCAACTTTAGTCACAGGATAGCGTTTGTTTATACACAGGGCACCGAGATCAACTCCTAAGCTACGCTCAGCGTTTTCATTAGCCTCAATAATAAATTGTGAATATCCTCTCATCAAAATCACCTATTGCCAATCTGAAACTAAATCATCAAGACTTACATCACCAGTTTCAGCTTTAGGTGCAGGAGCAGGTTCAGCTTTTGGTTCTGGTGTAGGTGCAGGTTCTTCTATCTTAGCTTCTTGTTTTGGCGGCTCTGCTTCTTGAATTGCAGGAGCTGGTTCAGGTGGTTGTTTAGGTTCTTCACCTTCGTCATTATTAATATTTACAGTTAATGTTATTGCACGTTTAGCATCATCTGATTCACTCTTGCTTTGACATACTGCATACTCTTCATCATTCAAGATACGAATAGGTTTAAAACCTACTTTAGTGCTAGATGAATCTGTATCAAAAGACATACGTGATACTACAGACATAAGATTTTGTCCGTTCGCTCTTACATAATCAGTATATTCATGTAGAGGTTTACGCTCTGCTGTGCCATTACCAAATATAGATTGTGAAGGTAAAGTTACTTGATATACATCACCATTAATATCATCAGCACGAACTACAGCAATACGTCTGCTAAATCTACAAGCTTTTGTGCCGTTTGGCCCTGAACCTTTTACGTTTTTAGGACATTCTGCACAAGTTGCTCCTTGTGGTGTTTCTACTTTTGAATCTGGCTTAATACTATCTTGTGTCCAACACACAGGAGGTTGTAGTTTTTCGCCTGGCTTGTATTCTCCAGCAAAATACATTCTATGAACATGTGGTGATGCGTTAACAATAACTACATCAATATGCCTTGACTCTGATTTGTCAATTTCTTTACCATTTACCATTAATCTAAATATATTATTACGTATTGATATACGTTTAGAAGTAATAGAACTTCCAGTAATATTTTTAGTAAACCCATCGTCACGTTTAGCAGCAGTTGTTACTGCGCCACTTTGAAACACGTCTATATCGGTGCTCATTCAGCTTTCTCCTTATTTTTATTTTTACGAATTACCACAGTATACTCACTTGTTGTTTGTAAACCGGGTGGAACTAAGTCAGGGTTTTCTGCTAAAAACTCCTTAACATTACCTTGACACAAACGTTTCTCCATTAACTCTAAAGCATTATTGTCTTTTAAAAACTTATACATATTAGGCCAATCGCTTGTCCAATATCTAGACTTTAATGATCTTGTTAATGTGCCAGCGTTTGTTTTAATGCTTGATACATTTAACTTTTCACAAGCTTCATTTAATGCGTTCTGCACATGAGCTCTTTTCTCTTTGATGTCTTTTATTTTAGATTCAAGATCAGCAATAGCTTCACGCATATTGATATCAGCTTGCATTAACTTCTCAAGCTTGTTATCTTCAAATTCTTCCATGAACTCTCCTATTTATTAACTTGACTTTATATAGTATCAGCTTTGTTAACTTTGTCAAGTATTTAAATACCAATTTCTTCTTTAAATAAATCAATTAGTTTGTCGTGATTTTTTATTTTTTGACTTAAGTATTTGTATATTTTTTTCTCTACCGGACTTCCTTGTAAGTGCACCACGGTCATTGGGTTTTTTTGTCCAGCTCTATCAATCCTAGCACAACATTGAATGTAAGTTTCTACGGAAACAACAGGCGTCCAAAACACAGCTACGTTTGCAGCGTGTAATGTAATGCCATGTGACGCAGCTTGAGGTTGTATAATTAGTATTCTAGGACTTTCTTTTTCTTGAAAGTTTTTAATTATTTGTGTTCTTCTTCCTGCTGATACACCACCATGAATTGAATCGCAAGATATTTTATCTTTGGTAAGTTTGTCAGTTAGCTTATCGATAATGCTTCTAAATGCACAAAAAATAATGACTTTTTGACTGGCTTCTTCTATAATTTCTTTTAAAACATTGTATCTACTAGAGTAATCAAACTCTACTACCGATCTATCTGCTGTATACGCAGCTCCAGAGCTAACTTGGAGAAGTTTTGTTAACATGGTTGCTGCGTTGACGGCAGATACTTCTTCTTGACCTATCTCAATAATCATTTCTTTTTTAAGTTTATTGTAATAAGTTTTTTGTTCTGGAGTTAACTCTACATCTCTTTCTGTATACATAATGTCAGGCAAATCAAGACATTGTCTTTTTTCAAATCTTACAGCTGGTTGTAGAGTTTTATGAACTATGGCTTCTGCTTGAGGTCTCGCAACCCAAGTAAACTGGCTTATCTTTTGCATAACCATATCTTTAAATGTTCCAGCGTATCGTGGGACAGAGTTAGGATTAATTAACTTAGCTAAACCATAAGCATCAAACGGAGATTGACATGCTGGTGTTCCTGTTAATAACCAAACCCATGTTGTTTCATCAATAATTTTATTTATTGATTTCCATCTTCTTGTTTTAACGTTTTTAATGTAGTTAGCTTCGTCAATAACAATAAGATCAAAGTTACCTTTGATTATTTCTTTTTCCATTATGTTAACGCCGTCGTAATTAATAATCACTACGTCAGTGTTTTCTTTAAATACTTTTTTTCTTTGTTCTGTAGTTCCGTGTGCAACACCTACTGTTCTGTGCATAGCTGTTTTAAAAAAGTCAGCTTGCCATGCTGGTTGCATAATAGACAAAGGACAAATAACTAACATTCTGTTAACTTTGTTTTTGTTTTTTAAATAATCATATGCCCATATAACAGAAGATGTTTTACCTGTGCCTGCTTCATTTAAACAGTATGCTCGTTTGTGTGCAGATAAGAACTCAGAAGTTGTTACTTGATGTTTAAAAGGTTTGAATATTCCTGGCCATTCATATTCTTTGTTTATAGGTGATGGAGGGTTTTTAAGTTTTAATGAACTTAATTCTAATACTTCGTCTAAACCCCAATTAACAATAACTTGTGATACACCGTTGTCATATGTTTTTACTAATTTACTTTTTTCAATCTTTTCTAAAATTAAATCAGGGTTAGTAGTATTTACAATAATGGCCTTATCTTTGTATAACTCCATTATTTACCTTGTCCACGATATTTTTTAAAGCATTTTTTTAATGATTTATTCATAGCACTTGTCTTCGGTCTACGACCACCTTGTGATGTTCGCTTATGTAAAGACTCATGAGCTTTTTCACTTCTAACTATTTTTGCCATTTTTTAGTTCCATATCTATTAAAATAATTATCATCAAATTTCATTTCTTTTCCTCTTTCTTTTTGTTTCCAAAAATTCTATCGTAGTTCTCATCAAACTTCTTTTTGTTAGTAGGTCTTTGTTGACTACCTTTTCCACCATCACCCATTACCAAAATACCTCCATTCTGTTGTTGCGTCTTATTAAATGTCCTTGCATTGTAATTCTAAAATCTCTAGGTTTATATTCTTTAAACCCTGCTATCCTGTGTAATGTTTTACCATCATGCCACAACATAACTTTTTCTTTATAGGGTAAATAATGATGCTCTTTTTCTATAATATAGTCAATACCTGCACCTGATTCAGGTATTATTATTGGAACAGTAAAAGTGCTTGGATCGATATCAGGTAAACCTAAAGTTATGTGTGGGTAATCTTGGTGCCAATTACCTGCAATAGTTAAAAACTTTTCGTCTGATGGAAAAATATGAAAACCTGGGTAGCATAGATCTTCAGCTAAAACTACTTCTTCATCTAACTCATCTTGTAGTGTATGTAATATTGTTTTGTATAAACCTACAAAGTTATCATACAACAAGGCATTCATAGCTTTTTGTTTTTCTTTGTATTGAGGAGTTTTACCATCTAGGTAAGCACTTCTACCTAAAGTATAAAAAGGATATTCAGTTGATCTTGGTATCCAGTATTCAGACAGCATAAATAATCTACGTAAAGTATTTAGTTTATCAAAAGCTAGTCTGTGTTCTGTCCCAAATAAATTATTTTTCACTAATAAGCTTTCTAAGATGTAACTTCATTAAAGCTTCTCGTTCGGTTCTAGGAGCTAAATCTACAGCGTTGTGAGGTTCAAAAAACCTGTAGCCTTTTTTAAGATTTTTCTTCCAAATGCTCAAAGTTTTTTTGTTTATTTTCATACGTTTTCCTTTCTTTTTTAATCTGTCTAATTCTAGTTTTTCGTTCTTCATCTGTCATGTAAATCCATTTTTCTAAATCTTCGTATGTTCTAAAACAACTTACACATCTAGGTTCACCATCTACTTCTTGATACCTACATATGTTAACACATGGTGTATTCATATTCTTTAACCTCTTTATAATACAGGATTTCTTGACAAATGCAAGTGATAAAAGAAAAACGCACTAACTGAAAGGAATTTAAAGATTAGTGCGTTTTAGTGGCATGGTTATTAGAACCCACTCATGCCTTGGGTTTTTTTGTAGTCTTTTTCTTTGCGTATTTTTTACCTACTACATTCTTTATCATAGAGCTGTCGCCATTTCTAGGAAAAGAACTGTTTTTTCCAAAGTCTCTAATTCTTAGATTAGATGTTGTGTTAGAGCCACCTTTGCTTAAAGGTTGTTTGTGGTCTACTGCTTTACCATCACCTTTTTTTACTTTACCTAATCTTTCCATCATGCGTCTAGCTTTATTTCTAGCCACTCGTTTTTTTATTTGATCAGGCTTACTTTTATATTCTCTGTTTTCTTTTTGATAATCTCTAGCCATTATTTACCCCAATGTGGACACCCTTGAACTGGACAAAACTTTTTGCACGCAAAGTTTGGCACTGGATTAAATACTTCTGTGTCATAAGCTACATCCATACGCTGTATTAATCTTGACCACTCTGCATACATGTCGTCAATGTTAGTTATATTATACTCTTGTTTTATAATATCTTTACATACTAAATAAATTAAACCAGCTTTAATTGTTTGTATTTCAGGAAAGTGTTTAAACACACCAACACTAAGTAGGCCTAATTGTTTTGGATCAGCATACTGACTATTTTTACCTGTTTTATAATCAATCATGGTTGCTATTTTTTTATCTTTGTCAATAATTAATAAGTCAACAGCCCCACGCCACCATACATTGTCATCAAAAAAACCACAAGGTTCTAAATCTTTGGTTAAACCTAGTTTTAATTCACATTGTTTCTCCCCAGGAATTTCATTTAGTTTATCTAATATTGTTTTAAATTCACTAAATTTATCAGGTAGAGGGACTCCGTCTCTTATGTAAAGTTCGGCTGCTTTGTGAACTTCGTTACCGTATAAGAAATGTTTTTGGTTTGGATCTTGTTTTATATCTTTAGCTACATACAAATGAAAATATTGTTTAGGACATTTTTCAAATGTAGTTGCACTAGAGTAAGACCATGTGTATTTAGCCATTATTTTGCATCCATATAGTTATCCCCAACTCCAATTTCACAGTCGAGGGGTAAGTCTTCGCACCATTCAGAAGCAGAAGTCATACACTGCTTTACGTATGATACACAATCGTTAACTTCGTTATCTTTACATAGCATAACAAGTTCATCATGCACAGTCATTACTACAGGGTATTTTTTAGACACAGCTATAAGTTGGTCTGCAATAATATCTCTAGCTAATGATTGTATACATCTTTGGAATGTTTTAGCAGGGTGTATGTATTCAGGAACAATAGTTCTACCCATTAACTTGTCATATACCCATGACTCCCTACCATTTTCGTTTACAATTTTTCTTAAGTTAGGTAAACCTAAAATCATTTTGTTTGGCTTAAGCATTCCTTTCTTAGGTATTCCTGATATTATACCACGATTGCCCATTGTGTAATGTTTGTTTGTATGTATAGCCTCTAGCATTGTGCCAGCATCGTTCCATGCTTGAACTAACTTTGGGTTTGAATCACGATAGTGGTATACAATATTTTTAATCTCATCTAAATCTTTTTCTACCCCACCTTGTTTTAATATTGCATGCATTTTGTTTGCACCAACACCATAAATACCAGAAAGGTTAACTACTTTAAATATAAATCGTAAATCTTTATCTACTAAATCATAAGTAATGTGCATTATATCTGCTGCTGATTTTTTATATAAATCCACACCATTTTTAATCATCTCTATTTTGTCATAGTCTCCAGCAAACCAATAAGCTAATCGTAATTCAATGTTACTTAAATCACTAGCTACAAGTTTATAACCTTTTGGTGCACATATAGCTCTTCGTAACTCAGAAGTTCTCGGTAGATTTTGTAAATTAATCCCATCTACACCCGACCACCTATGGCTTATTACAGCTCCAGAATATTTTAATGGAACAGGTAGCTTTCCCCTATTAGCAATAGCTATAAAGTTTTCTGTGCGTGTTTCTTCTATAGTAGACTTGTTACCTATTCTTGCCGCTGCTAATGTTTGAACGTATGGATCTTCATGGTTTAATAGTTCTTTAAAGCCTTCATCTGTTTTAGCAAAAGCATATGTTTCTTTACCTGTAGTAGGGCTAATCTTCATAGGTGGATTTATGTTCATGCTTATTAACAACTCAGCAAATTGAGGGTTACTCATTAATATACTTTTGTCCACTGCAACCTTACTTAAAAGTTCTTCTTTTGTTGCTTTTGTTTTTGCTAAATGTTTTATTAACAGTGCTTTATTTATATATAGTTTAGGCTCTGTAAACATTCTTATTGTAAGATCAATTAGTTTGAGTTCTTTTTGTGTAAAGTTATTTACTAGTGAAAAGAAAAGATCATATGTTAGTTGAACGTCGTTTATACAATAGTTACCGTATGCTTGAAGTTCATTTGGAGTAAAGTCTAGCCTGTGTTTTCCCAGAGCATCTAATACTTCGGTTCCTTTTTGTCCTAAGTTGTATATACTTGATAAGTTTTTAAGTGATACTGATTCTGTTAACCCATGAATTATTATTCCCATACTCATAGTGTCAAACAAACCTTTAGGGTTTATATCAAATATCCAGTTTAATATTGCAGCGTCAAACCTCATGTTATGCCCTAACACAAATTTGTCTTGCATGTTAAATGAATCTAGAAAAGATTTTATTTCAGAATGTGTTCCAGAAAACCATTGAGGTTCTTTATTGAATTCTTTTACAGCTACACCTATAGTTTCAAATTGAGGGTCTCTTATATATTCTTCTGTTGTGTATTTTCTGAGTCCGTATGTTTTATCGTAGTATGTTTCAAAGTCAATCGTTATTAGATTCTTCATCTATTCCTTTCTGTTTTCCTTTCTTGCAAAAACCATGAGCAGTGTAAAAATCTAAACCACACCACCATTTATTCTTGTCTTTTATATGTGCTCTATCACCACACACATTACAAACCTGTTTTGTATTATCTTCTTTTATTATAATACTCCCAGTCATCTGCACATTCTTTGTTACACCAGCGTCTGTCTTTTGGTATAAAATCACCACAGTTTAAACATTGTCCTGTTCCTTCAATAGAAGTTTCTTCGTTAGCATATTTACGTCTAAGCATCTCTTCTATTTCTAATCGTTCTTGTGTTCTATCTATGTCGTCTGACATCGGTCATACCCCTTGGCACAAATTAAGATTTTTCTTATTTTGTGCTCTTTTTATTTCTTATAATTAGTCTTAGTTTTTGAAGATAATAGTCACATTTATCTAAATCTTCTATTCCGTTCTTCCTTGAGAATCTCCAAATGTATTTAATTACATTAGCTACGCATACAGCTACAATTCCTACTAAGCCCATCGTTGCTGAATCAATAGCATCAATACATTCTACTTTACCTTGGGTATAATGAGAAGGTTTATTTACATTATCATTTTTCATTTATGGTTTGCTTTCCTGTTAACATCATTTCTAAAATGTCAACATTGTGTTCGTTGATTATATATGCTTTACCTTTAGCTTCTTCAATAAGGTTTAGATTTTTTATTTGTAATTTGGTTGGTGTATTTTTATTGGCTTTGCATTCAATACCTATAAACTTGCCTTTGTAACAGGCAACTATATCAGGCACACCTGACTGCATGTAGCCACTAGCGACAGGGAAAAAATAGTATGCCCCAATCTTTTTCAAGACTAGGACACACTTATCTTTAACCCACTTTTCAGTGATTTTTTTAGACATGTTATCTAAGATAACATATTTTTTTGGTCTTGTATATCTTTATCGACAACTAAATAGCTTATAAGTTTTGGTGAGTTAGAAAACTTTCGTATCGCATCTTTTTGTTTAAGAATAATAAGTTTCATATTTAAATAATCAATATCTTTATCGTTCTCTATGATGAGATAAAAATCTTTCTCACGCATACCAACATCTTTAACCATTATGCTATCGTCTACAAGTTTGAGAAGAGCAATCTTTCTCCTGTGTTGTTCAGGTATGTCTGGATTGTCTTCGTCTTTTGAAAGATAAACTTTCATATAAGCTCCATAAGTTCTGACACTTTGCTTGCTACATCTTTACGCAAAGCATCACTTTGTCTTAGATCCTCTGCATCAACACCGACTATAATTTTCTCTAGTCTTTGTCTAGCTGTTTCTAACTTAGGATCTTTTGTGATATTCAAACTTGATAGCATGCCTGTTAGTTCTAAAGCATTAGTAACAAGAGTGTCTCTGAATATCTTCTTGTCTTCACCAGATAATCTTTCGACCATGTGGTTAACAGTATCATGCAGTCTAGTCCAAGCTGACTTCATAGCAAACTCTACTCTGTCGTTGTATGCTTTCTCATACTGTTCTTTAAGATCCTGTCGCATTTGATTGTTAATGTTATCAAAGTGATTGACTTCAGGAACAGGTAGGAAAGTATAGTTAATCTTAAACTTTCTTTGTAGTTCGTCTGCTATTGGATACTCAGATCTATCAAACAACTGACCTAGCTTGTAAGCCATAGCATCAACAATGTTTGGATAATTACCTATAAACTTGTTGACACGTTCTTTGAATAGTTCTTCATGCTCGTCCATTTGTTTCTTGTAGTCAAAAAACTGTGTCATAGGTAATAGTCGTATACCACCACTCGACGACCACGGCAAAGTTTGTCGCATGTGCCAGTCTCGTATTTCACTAGCATGCTTTTGTATCTTAGCCAAAGCATCTGAACCTGCAAGCAAATGCTTGTTGTAGTTACCTGCTTTAGTTGTCGTGTTTTTGTTTACATCTATTTCTTTAGACACACTTTTGTCTAGCTTTCTTGCTGACCAAACAGATATGTTTAGTTCAACAAGAACATTACTTGATGCAATATTAATATCACTCATCTTATCCTCCTAGTCTGTAATATTCGTTACTGTCAATGGGTGCACTATTTATATAATTAATTTCTAGGTTTGTTATGTTACCCTCGATTATGTCGTTTGCTACTTTTATTGCCATGTTATCTTCAGGAATTGGTATCCTAAATTTATTAATTTGTTTCTTAAGTTTTTGTAGTAGAGCATAGCTACCTTCTGAAAAACCTGCTTTGTAATCTTTACTACTACGTCTATGTTCATAACTAAGCCCTGCTCCGTATAAACTAAACTTGTATTTACCTACAGTTTCATTAGGTTCACGAGTTTTAATTCCTTCAAGTTCTCTAAGGTTTTCTAATATCTCGTCTCTTATATGCTGAGATGATACATTATGATCCTCATTTAATAATAAACACATAGTTAAAAACTCTTCTATGGGTTTCCATACTTCACTGCCTGCTTTGTAGTTAACTACTTTAGCATCATAATCATTATTTAATATTATGTGTGGGTGTGTGGGCCCAACATGTTGTCTCCATAAGTCTGAAGCAATATGTTTAGTAATAGCATTACTATAAGTGTTTTGTGCACCTACAGCTTCAGTTATATATTTCTTAATGTTTTTCTTTTGACCAACACCAAGATTGTTTAAATCTAGGTGCCCAACCAATCGTGAAAAATATTGATTGTGTGCGTCAGGTATGTTGATACTCATTAGTCTTCTCCTTCATAGTTAATTGTTTTTCCATGAGGTGATACTTCTTTAGATGTAACTACCCATAAGGTAGGATACTTCCAAGTGCCACCCCAATCTTCTTCTACATAGCCGTCGGTGAATATAAGCACGGCTTCAGGTTTGATTTTGTGTTTGTCTAAATACTTATTCACACATCTAACCTCTGTGCCACCCCCACCCATTGGTTTTGTAGATTTAAGCATGTTGCCATACTCATGCTGTTTATACTGCTCTGCACCTGCTACATCAGAATCCCAATACAACAAGTGAACAGTTTTTGGTATTACATCTTCACATATACTGACTACTTCAGAAAGAAACGCTTGTATGTCTTTCTGTCTGATAGATCCTGATGTATCAATACCAATTACCAAGTCACCAACAGATTCACCTATCATTGATGGCATGTATATATCTTGTGATACAAACCTACGATGTGGGCGTCTCCATGATGACTTATCTTTTGTGCTACATATGTTGTTCATGAACTGTCTAAGTTCATGACGCCAGTTAACTTTTGGTTTAAGCAAATCGTTGATAGCTCTAGACTGATTACCACCCATCTTACCTCGTAGTATCTCGCCTTGTCGCAGAGCCGTATCAATTTGTTTTTTAACTTTGTTAACTTCGTCATCGTCCAACTTTTCAGCACCGTCCCAATCATGAACATCAAGTTGATACCCTTGGTTCATGTTAGGATTTTCTTGAATCAAAGTGTCAAACACTTGCCTTGTAGTCCAACCATCAAAACGTTTGTCATACAATGCACCACTAGGCATTACAGTTATAGCACTGTTAGGATCAGCATTTACAATAGTTTGGTTAACTATGTAGTCAGCCGCCATGTTTGCTATCATAGGATTTTGTTTAAATAATCCTTTCCATAAGTGCATGTGTTGAAACGCTTTGTGTATAGCTTCGTGCAACACGATGAAATTTAGTTCTTTACTCTGTAGTCTGTCTATAAACTTTGGGTTGTATACAACATCTCTGCCGTTAGTTGCAGCTGTTGGTATATCGTCCTGAAAACTAACATCGCCTATAGACAAAACACCAGAGAACAAACAAAACTCTTTGCTACGCATAATAGCAATATGAGATTTTGTGACTTTATCTTGTGGTGTCATTCTGTCTCCTCTATCTCAAAGTCTGAACCTGCTACATTTTTGTGTTGTTGATAAAGTTCTAAAGCGTATTCACAAGCTTTTAGTTTGCTACTGAACTTGCCTACAATGTTACCTACACCTTTAGTGCTGTATTCCACAACTAAATATTCTTTATTCATTGTTATCTCCTTAGAAAAATTGTTTATGATCCATTACCCAGTCCGTAAACTTTTTGTTAGTTGCAGCGAGTGCTTGTTTAGAACCATTCATTATGTTGAATGCAAACAATGCTCTCATTTCCATAGGTAGTCTTTGCATATACACAATCCATGGTTCAAGGTTTTCTTTGGTTATGTTCATTAGTTCACGCATAACAAGAATTACTCTTGCTGATGGATCGTTAGGAACGATAGCTTTATCAGGTTCTTTGTATATAGCTTCTCGTGTTGGTAGTTCATCTGCAAGTGAGAAGTATGCAGACATATCTCTCGCAGCTGATTCACCAATGGTGCCTGATAACGCTGTCATTGTTGTATTCTCACCAAGCTTGTGTCTAGCTTTAACAACGAATGATGCTTTGTGTAAAGATCTTGGTGTGACAAACGCTTGTTGTTCTTTCTGAGGATTAAATATATACAAGTTCTCTTTCTGAGATGGATCAGTATAACTAGCCAGACAGTGTGGAAACTGTTTAACCCATGCTATAACTTCAGGAGACAAGTCATTATCAATTGCCCATGCAATCCATTCATCATCTGTTGGATTACGAAGATTAACAGTAGTGATTCTGTTTTTAGCATGGGCTTTCAAACTGTCGCCAACACCGTCTGTTATCAAATTACCTGTGGAATACACAATTGAATCAGGGTGAAAAGCAACAGAACCAAGCCGTCTTTCCAACATAACAGGTAACAACATATTCTTTACAGGTTCACTAGCTTTTGTAATCTCGTCGAGCATTACGATAACAGGTTTACCATGATGTAATTGAAACCTTTCGTTTGGATAGAATGATGTAGTCTTTGTATTATGATCCATGGCAGGCATAGCTAAGTCACCCAAGTCTAAGTCTGCACAGTCAATATATACAGGTATATGTGTGGAAAACTTGTCTGCCAATGTATTTAGTATTGACGATTTACCAATCCCAGGTTGTCCCTGAACATGCACTGTTGTCGTCGTGCCTACGCTTTCAATCAGATTAGTTACTTCTGATAGGTTTAGTGATAATTGCATTTTTAGTTCCTTTCAAATTAAATGCACAAATTAAGATATTTCTTAATTTGTAGTTAAATAGCCAGTTGTCTTTGTGGTTCATCAACAAGTTCTAATATATCTTTATAGTGTTGTTGTTTAATACTACGCTCTAACGAATTTAAGTATTGATCAGGAGTTGATCTTTTAGCTCTAGGTCCCCAAAAGAATTCATAGCTTGAATCTTTAAGTTTATCGCTGTCTGGTTCAGGCATCCTATTATAATTCTCACGCATGAGAGCGCATATTAAATGCCTGTATTCTTCATTATCAGACTTACACGCTGAAAGCCATAGATCGTTAGCATCTTCTTTTGACCAAGAGTCTGGGTATATATTCCACATAGCTGAAATATATTCTTTTATTTTTTGAAGTTTACCTTGACGCAACGCTTTCATTTTTTTACGATTTACTTTATATTTTTTAGGAACTGTAAACTGTTCTTCATTTAAAGGTGTGCCATCATACGAAAATTTGTAAAACTTTTTATCAACTAGATCTCGACTATGACCGTTTACAAGTTCAGCACGAGTTGAAAATGATTCGTCCTGTAAATCTTTTTCGTATACAAACCCACTAGGTATAAACTCTTTCCATGGTATTGCCCAGAAACGTATACCTGTTAAACTTGTTTGTATAGTGCTACCACCAGTGGAACGAGGTGGAGTTACTTCATAGTGGTTTGGATAAAAATTAACAGTAGCATTATGCGATACAAATTTACTCCAATCACTAGTTCTATAAGCACTGTTAGGGAAATAATTAGTTATACAATAGAAGAATTCGTTAACTTCGTTATCATATAGTTTAGTTATATACCCATTAGAAAAATGATGTGTTACTTTGTATCTGCTAGACTGTTGTGTAGAGTAACTACCTTCGTCTGAGTAACCTGATTCTTCATACTCAGGACTAAAACTCCATACATGTTCTAGCTGTTTGTAGGTGGGTGTTTCTATTGAATCCCACACTAAACCGATTTCAATAGACATAATTGTCTCCTTTCATAGATGAAAAAAACTAGGCACAAATTAAGAATAATCTTAAATCGTGCCTAGAAACTTAATGAAACATGAGGTAATACTACCCCCATTCTGATATTATACATCAGTAGGTTTACAATGTCAAGCTGTTGTGTCATTATTAATCCTTCACTGATTCGTTTGCGCACTCTAAATTTGCATCTGATTTAATATAGACTGTGCTTGTTGGGTCTGCTTGTATATAAGTAATACCTCGCTTACATAGAAACCTAACAGGTTCACCATTTATATAATCGTCAATAGCATAGAATATTGTGTTGCTATACCACCCAACACCAAAGCCTATTACTAACAAGGCTACTATCTCCATTATGTGTTTTGCTTTGTATATAGTTATCTTCATTTGATTAGTCCCCCCTTGTTGTTGATACCTTTGAGATCTTCTGCGTTGGTGAACAACATGTAATTACTTTTGTGCATAGGTGCAACGCAGTGCTTTTTAGTTTTAGCTTCTTCGTCACCACATGATAAACATGTTTTGTATCCTAACTTGTGTCTACCTGTAGCCACGAGTTCACCACATTTTATACAGTTATACATATGTTTCCTTTCTAAAATAAACATTCGCCCACTGCATCGTAGGCTTTTTGATAGTCCGATTTCTTTTTTGGCGCTTCAAGTTTGATAATCTTAGTGCCTGTCTTACCTTCACAAAACCACTTAGCTTCACGCAAAGACTGAAACCTCATCATACTCTCTCCATCTATTAAGACTTCGTGAGTAAATACTCTATCGCATGTGGACACGGATTACTCCCTTGATCTTAAACCGTTTAAGTATATCCCCGTAGAGCAACTCTTGCAATAAATTGACATCTCTCTTTTTATAGAACAGAGTATCTGTAATACTATTGCGATAAGACTCCAAGTATTGATCTCGTGCCATGGTAGGCAACAGGTGTATCTTACGATTCTTGGTTAGCTTGACACCTATAAATATCTCATGTGCTCTCATAGGTTTATCACCTAATACTTTTAACACACGCTTAACCATTTCATCATATGTTAGAACAACACCATCGTCATCTTCATACTTAGTTTTCTTAGTGAAGTAACTAGATGTAGTTTCCTCTTGCTCTTTGAGATAGTTCTTAGGTTTGATATCAGTTTTTAGTATGCGTTTTTTAGACACCATTCTTTCTCTGTGGCTATATACCATAACTTACTCCTCACAGTTACCATTGATACAGAATCTATTTTGGCTCAACAACTCGTCCTCTATTTCTTCTAGTGCTTTTTGTTCAGCCTCGTCACACTTTTGTTTCCATTCCGTTAACTTCGTTAGCAGTTCTTCTGCTAGTTCTTTCTGTGCTAACAACATAAAGTCAGACGGGCAGTCGCATGAGTCAGAAGTTAGTTCTGTCCTATCTACACACTCACGCAACTCTACTGTCAACTCTTGTAGTAATTTTTCAGCGTTCATATATACACCTTTCTATGTATAAGTATCTTCGATAACATCATACCCACGCGACATCCAACTCTCGCGTTTGATATTCCTAAACCAATCAGATACAGTTGGTATCCGACCACCACAGTCTTCTTTAACATGTTGCTCACCAATGTAACGAACAGGAACTTGCCTGCCGTCAGAGTTGGTGATAGTTATGCCGAACACTCGTTCACATTCAAATATACCTTGACTGTGATGACGCAGTGCTCTGTGTCTGAAGTCTGCAAATGTTTCTTTGGTAGCATCAAACCAATCATGTATTGCCTGATAGTCTTCTACTTTGCCACCCCATTTCTTTACACTTGTTAGTGCGTGTTGATGTGTATGCATTATAGATTCTCCAAACTTTCAAACATTTTGTCTATGATTTGTCGTTTATCTGTTTTCTTGTGTTTGCCTTCGTCAGCAAACATAGTAAAACTTTCGTTGCCATAGCCATATTGATCTTCGTCAATGTAGCGTATCTTGATGTCCATGTTGACTGATGGTTTGCCGTCTTCATCAAGCGTTATGGTAATCGTGCCGTAGCCACCATCGTTGTTATACCAATCGTGACCTGATTCATCGAGCATTTGATAGCCGAGATCTTCTGCACACTTGTATATAGTTACTTGCTCTTCACCTCGATCTTCATCGTAAACCCATGTGATACTATCTTCAGGTATCTTTATTGGTTCATCACTAGAGTCTAGGAAAGTTATGCCATCAATCTGACCATCATCTCCTGAACCTTCAAACTCAATGGTAAAGCTATGCACATTGAGTAGCTTTAAATGTGCGAATAGTTTTTCTACATGTTGCTTTGTAAAATCTGCCATGATAATTCCTTTCAGTTATTGTTAGTATGTTATTTTGTTGACTTCATACATGAGCCATAGCATGAGCACGATGCCACCACCTGCTAAGAATGTCATGATAAGCGTAAGTATTCTGTCACAGTTTGATTGTTTATTTTCAATAGGAAAATCAGGTATTGAATTGTGATACTCGCGTAACTTTTTTTCTAAGTTTTCTATTTGTTGTTTGTTCATAATAATTCCTTTACATAAAGTGCACAAATTAAGAATAATCTTAAAATGTGCTGATTGATAAAATGTAGGGTATATTTAGTCTGCCCCACAATTATAATTATACACTAAGTCATTGACTTTGTCAATCTGTCCAACCACTCCGAATGTCTTCAATATCTACAACATTGTTAACTTCGTTAACTTCTTTTTCTCTCTGTTTTTCTATATATACTAGTTCGATAGTGAATAGTTTCCACATACCAGCTGGCATTGGGTATTGTCCTTTCTCCCATCGTGACCATGTGTTGTTGGTAACACAGCACAAATCTGCACAGTCTGCCTGTGATAGTTTGGCACGAAGTCTAGTATTTTTAATCTCTGAAGTGTTAGGAACATGGTATTTATTCATGCCATTTGCCCTTGTTTTGATTTAATTACTCTGCACTTTAGCTCAAATAATTCCCAATATGCTAGTGGCATTTTAGTGTTACCTCGCTCATATCTTTGGAATGTTCTTGATGAAATATGGAGTAGATTACCTGCATCTTCAGTTGACAATCTCAAGGATTTTCTGAGATCTTTTATCTGTTTTGGTGTTGGTGAATTGAGTATTTTTCCTTCCATTTGCTCTCCTTTTGTCTGGATTTTTAGTATAGCAAAAACGACAAGTTGTCGTCAAATTTATTTTCAGTGGGTGTTTGAAATTGCTAAATATATATGAGTATATATTTATATGAGGATTTTTTATGGGTAAATTCAACACAGCGTATACACACAGCGTATACACACAGCGTAGAAAGACTACACACAGCGTATACACACAGCGTAGAAGACATATTGTCGTGTTTGCTTATTTTTTAATCATTTGCGACATATTGTCGGTTTTGGTGGAGTTAGGGTGTAAAATTACTAAGTTGTTGATTTATATACAATATTACGGTTTTTAACTTTGTTAACTTTGTGGTATTCTTACGGCTTAAGTTATTGATTTATAAAGAATATTACGGGTTTGAACTTGGTTAACTTTGTCAATTTACACCGTAAGTCTTTGATTTATATATAATATTACATTCTTACAGCTATTTATTGTCAATAGCACCTGCGAAACAAGATCAACGGAGTTAAAAAAATAAAAATCTATAATAAAAACAAGCTGGATATATAAAAAACTATTGTAATAATGTAATAATGTAAATTTATAGTAAAAAATATAATAAAAACAAGTGCTTATAATATTACACCTATTCTTACACTTTTAACTTAGTTAAAAAAGCGTAAATTTATAATAAACGACAATCTGTCGTGCCCACGATCTATAGTTGAAAGTGTTATTTTGCGTTAGCTTCGTCGTTTACGACGGTCATAAACGGTCATAACCTAACGGTCATGACCTCGGTCATCAAAAAA